TGCACAAAAAAACGTATTCCCTTGTTAATCGTTGTGCAATGAGGAGGTTATTTATGGTTGTAAAATTAAAATGTCGTGTGTGCGGAGCAGAATTCCGCTCGGAGCGACTAAATCGACTATATTGTTCGGAAGCTTGCCGTAAACAAGGCAGAAAAGAATATTTCAAATCAAGATATGAAAATAACAAGGAACAGCTAAACGAACAATCAAAAATTTGGAGAGAAAACCATCGCGAATACATAAAGATTAAACAGCGTGAATGGAACAAGAAAAATCCAGAATATGGAACGAACCGCTCTCGCAAAATTCGTGGGAGTAAGGAGTACGCTAGAGAGTGCCTAGTATGCGGAAAAGCTTTTACCACGTGGCTTCCGCAGAAGAAGACGTGCTCTGATGAATGCAAGACAATTTATAAAAAAGAGCGGGACAAAGGGCGTGGCAGAAGTCGAAAGCTGACATCCGAAGAACAACATGCACAATGGATTCGGCGCAGATACGGTTCTGAAGAAAATTATCAAAAATGGCTTGCCGAACAAGAAGCCTTAAAACGGGAGCTGGAACAAAGGCGCGAACAAGAGCGACGGGCCAGAAAAGAAGCCTATGAAAATCAGCTTGAAGAATGGCGTATCGCCAGAGAAGCCAGAAAGGAAGCTAATCATAGAAAAGATTTCTGCATAGTCTGTGGGAAGGAATACGAAACTTATAATCCCGCTCAAAAGACATGCAGTAAAGAGTGTGGTAAAAAATTGGCGCACGCTCATAAGCACAAACGAATACCGAAAAGTCAGTTAGTTGACAAAGACATTACGCTGGAAGCCTTGTATAGACGGGATTCTGGCGTTTGTTATTTATGCGGGAAGAAATGTGATTGGAATGATAAAACCGACAAATCGGTCGGCCCCGCATATCCATCGATAGACCATATGATACCTATCGCGAAGGGCGGTCTACACGCATGGACAAACGTTAAGCTAGCTCATTTTGAATGTAATTGGAAGAAGTCAGACGCTTTACTCCCGTCACTATCTTCCACGGGGTAAAACAGAAATGCCAGACTACAAAGGTATCGAATATCTCAGAAACAAGCTTGCCCGCAAGAGGTCGCGCGTGGCACTGAGATACAAATATTATGACATGAAGTACCAGACGAAGGATTTCGGGATCTCCACGCCACCGGATCTGCGCATGTGGATGGGCGTGCTTGGATGGTGTGGGCGAGCCGTGGATGCGCTGGCAGACAGGTTGACGCTGCAGGGGTTTGAACATGACGTGTTCAACATGTCGGATCTGTACGCGGCGAACAATCAGGACGTGTTATTTGACAGTGCCATCCTGGGCGCCCTGATCAGTTCGTGCGATTTTATCTACATCACAACGGACAGCACCGGATTTCCGCAGATGCGAGTGATTGACGGTCGGCATGCGACCGGGATCATCGACCCGACGACAAATATGCTGAGAGAGGGCTATGCCGTGCTCGAGTTTGACGAGTACGATATGCCGGAGATTGAGGTACACTGCATCCCTGGCGCAACAGTTATTTATGAAAAAGGCCGCGAGCCTTACACCGTACCGAACGCCGCGCCGTATCCGCTTCTGGCCCCGGTCATTTACAGGCCGGACGCAACGAGACCTTTCGGACACAGCCGGATCAGCCGGGCGTGCATGGACATTGTACAGTCGGCGGTAAGGACGGCGAAGCGGTCGGAGATTGCGGCGGAGTTTTACAGCTTTCCGCAGAAGTACATCCTCGGCATGAGCGAAGACGCGGAGCGAATGGATACGTGGAAGGCAAGCATGGCGAGTATGCTGCGGATTGACAAGGACGAAGATAATGACAAACCTTCCGTCGGTCAGTTCCAGGCTGCCGCGCAGACGCCGCACGCCGAACAGCTTCGCATGTTTGCCGGGTTGTTCGCAGGCGAGACGGGGCTGACGCTTGACGATCTCGGCTTTCCTTCGCAGAATCCATCCAGTTCGGAAGCTATCAGGGCAAGCCATGAAACGCTTCGCCTGATCGCGAGGAAGGCCCAGAGAACGCTTGGCACGGGAATCCTGAACGCCGGATACCTTGCCGCCTGCGTGCGCGATAAACAGCCTTATTTAAGACGTGAAATAAGCCGCACGCGCCTTCTGTGGGAACCTATTTTTGAACCGGATGTAACAGCGCTGTCCGGTATCGGCGACGCCGTACAGAAGATTCAGACATCCTTCCCGGACTACTTCACGGAAGACAAGCTTAAAGAGCTGACAGGTATCTGATATGGTAGACATTCAGAGAATCATCCGCATATACCAAACGATGATGCGGAACGACAAGCAGGCGCAAAGCCTTGCGGAGGCGGCCCGCGACATGAAATCTGCGGAGAAATATGCAGAGCGCGCAGGTGACAATATGATGCGCGCGATTAAAAACTCTGTGGAATTGTCCGGAATATCCGAGGAAGAGGCGAAACCGATCGTGACGGCCCTGCTCAATAAGGTGCATAACGATGCCGTCCGGATCGCACAGAGAGCACAGCGGAACATTAACAAGCGTGCAGGAAACGAGCTCGGAACACTTGCGGCTGAGTTCGATAAGCATTTGGCGGAAACCATTGCGGAAGATGTCGCGGGAAAAGAACTGGCGGATGGATACATCCGCAATCGGATCATTCATTCGGCACGTAAGGCGGTCGACGACACCATTGCCGCCAATGCACACGCCCACGAAGACATGGGGCTTGTCGTGCATATCACGCGCACATATGATGACGTCGGCCTGCACGATGGCAAAGACCAATGCGAATGGTGTCTGGAACGCTGTGGAGAGTGGGATAACTACGAAGACGCCTATAACGCCGGAGCGTTTGAGCGGCATCCGGGATGTGGCTGTATTATCGACTACCATGTCGGCAAGACGCATACATGGGCAAACGGTTCGGGAGGTTGGAATGCATTTTGATCGAATGACGCATCGGAACAAAGACCCCGCACACCACAAGGAGGGATAGAATATGGACAGAGTCGGGAGACAAGACCCGACGGTGTCCGTTATTCTGCCTTATACAGAGACAAAAGGCCTCGAAGCCGAAGCGCTGTATGCGAAAGGCGGCGGCGAAATGCTCCCGTGGCAGGTGGCGCTTACCTGTGACATCATGGGCGTTGATGACGAAGGCTTATGGATTCACCAGAAGTTCGGATACAGCGTTTCCAGGCGGAACGGCAAGTCAGAAATGGCGCTTGCGCGCTGTATTTGGGGCTTGAAGCACCAAGAACGGATTCTATACACAGCGCACCGGACAAGTACGGCGCACTCCATATGGGAGCGATTAAGCCGCCTATGCGCAAAGTGCAGTGTCAGCATCGCATCTTCCTTCCGGGCGTTTGGTAAAGAACATCTTTACACGGATGACGGCGGCGTCATTGAGTTCCGCACACGAACGTCTTCTGGCGGCCTCGGCGAAGGATACGACCTGCTCATTATTGACGAAGCGCAGGAGTACACGCCGGAGCAGGAAACAGCACTGAAGTACACCGTTACGGATTCGGCAAACCCGCAGACGATTATGTTCGGCACTCCGCCCACTGCCATTAGCGCAGGCACGGTGTTCCCCAAATTTCGAAAGAACATCCTAACGGCAGAAAGTTACGCCGCAGGTTGGGCAGAATGGTCAGTGCCGGAAATGTCAGACGTCAACGACGTGGATTTGTGGTACGAGACAAACCCGTCATTGGGAACCATTCTCAAAGAGCGCACGATCCGTTCGGAGATTGGTGATGATGTAACAGATTTCAACATTCAGCGCCTCGGCCTGTGGATCAAGTATAATCAGAAATCCGCAATCAGCCGGAATGAATGGGAAGCCCTGCAGGCCGATAAATTGCCAGTGCTTACAGGCAGGCTGTTTGCCGGTATTAAATTCGGCATCAACGGCGAGAATGTTGCGCTTGCGGTCGCCGCCAGAACAAAGGATGGAAAAATCTTCTGCGAGGTGGTCGGATGCAGGCCGATTCGAAACGGCGTCGCGTGGCTTTTGGATTTTCTTGAGCATGCAGACGTGCAAAAGGTTGCCGTGGACGGTAAAAACGGTGTGGATGTCCTTGCTGACGCCATGAAACAGGACAAGCTTAAGAAGCCGGAAGTTATGAACGTTTCGCAGGTCATCAAGGCCAACAGCCTTTTTGATATGGCGATGGAAAACGGAACATTTCAGCACATGCATCAGTCAGCGGTTACGCAGGTTGTAACAAACTGTGAACGCCGGAAGATTGGGGCAAACGGCGGCCTCGGATATCAGTCGTCATTGGACGGCGCCGATATCGCACTGCTTGACAGCATGATAATAGCGCACTGGATTTGTTCCGAGACAAAGGCAGAACGAAAAAAACAGCACATTTATTATTAAAGCATCGGTTTCGGTGCTTTTTTAATATTTACGGATACCGACCGGATTTGAATCGGGGAAAGGAATAAGTAAGATGTCAGATTTTACACCAATCACAACACAGGAAGAGTTTGATGCGGCAATTAAAGAGCGCCTGAAACGTGATCGAGAGTCTCAGGCGAAGAAGTACGACGGTTGGATTTCTCCCGAAGAGCAACAGTCGCGAATCGACGAGTACGAAAAACAGATCAAAGCCTTGCAGGATGCGGCGGCGGAGTCTGAGAAGGTACTTGCCGAAAAAGATGCAAAGATCGCGGAGAGCGCCAGATACAGGGCCGACCTGGAAAAAACGAGAATTGCGCTTGCCGCCGGACTGGATCCAAAGTATGCAGACCGCCTGCGCGGTGAAAACGCCGATGAGTGGAAGAAGGACGCGGAAGATCTGGCAAAAGATTTTGCCGCCGCGCACGTCACTGCTCCGCTCGGCAACCCGGAAGGAAACCATGGCGCAAAGCCGGATACGCGCACGCAGTTTGCTGATTGGTTCAAAGAGAGTTTTTCTCAGCAGTAAGAAAGGAGCCTACAAATGGCAGGAATCAACACCAACAGAAGCAATATCACACTTCCCAACGAGATCTCCAGCGAGATCCTCCAGAAGACACAGGAAGCATCCGCAGTCATGCAGCTTGCCCGTCAGATCGCACTGCCCGGCAGAGGGCTTACCATCCCTGTGATCACCGGCGATCCTGAGGCTACGTGGGTCGATGAGACCGACCCCAAGCCTGTAAGCAATCCCGGAATGAGCACAAAGATCATGCAGGCCTACAAGTTGGCCGTTATCGTTCCGTTCTCTGACGAGTTTCAGCGCGACATGCGCAGTCTGTACGACGCCCTGATCGCACGCCTCCCCGGAGCTCTGGCTCTCAAATTCGACAACACTGTATTCCACGGCACTGCTCCCGGATCCAACTTCGACACCCTCGCCGGCGTCGGCGCGAAGTCCATCAGCGGCACTGGCAACAGCATTTACAATGCCCTGGTCGCGTCTGACACTGACATCGCTGTCGCGGGCGGTATCCTGAACGGCTTTGCGCTGTCTCCCCAGGGCAAGGGCGAACTGCTGTCCGCTGTGGACAGCAACAAGCGTCCGCTGTTCATCAACTCCGTCACCGAGGGCGCGATCCCGAGGCTGATCGGCGCTCCTGTCCACTACAGCAAGGCCGTTTACAAGGCAGGTGGCCAGAGCACCGAGGATGTCATCGGATTTGCCGGTGACTGGACGCAGGCCATGTACGGCACTGTCGAGGGCATCAAGATCGATATGAGCAACCAGGCGACCCTGACTGTTGGCACCGGCGACGATGCCCAGACCATCAACCTGTGGCAGAGGAACATGTTCGCTGTCCGCGCTGAGATCGAGGTCGGTTTCCGCGCTGACACAGACATGTTCACGAAGCTGACCAGAACACACGCATGAGGTGACCAATGAGTGATTTTGCAACGCTCGCAGACGTCCAGACGCTGGCGAGCAAGGAATACACAACAGCGGAACAGGAGCGCATCGCGGCGCTTCTGCCGCTTGTTTCCGACGCTCTGCGCATGGAGGCGGTGAAGGTCGGCAGAGACCTCGACGCCATGGCTGCGGATAATGCCGCTTATGCGAGCGTTGTGAAACTCGTAACGGTTGACATTGTTATCCGCGCGATACGCCAGTCTCAGGACGGAGAGCCACTTTCTCAGGAATCGCAGAGCGCCCTTGGCTATAGTTGGTCGGGAACTTATGCGATTCCAGGCGGCGGCATTTCCGGCGCAATCATGCGGAATGACTTAAAGCGTCTCGGCCTGCGCAGACAGAGATACGGCACTATCGAGTTTTACGAGCGGAGGGATTGCTGTGATACACCTTGAAAGATGGCATACGGAGATTGTCCGCATCCGTCCCGGCACAAAGACTGAAAGAGGATCGACAGTACCTGACTGGACAAATGCCTCGCGACTTACCATTCCACACTGCCTTGTACAGCCCGCATCAACAGAACTTTCACAGGATGGAAGAATCCTCGGCGTGACGGACGGACTGGCCGTCTGTGCATCGGTGGATTCTGACATCCTGCCAGGCGACCGTATCGAGTATATGGGCGACACGTACATCATTGACGGAGACCCGCAGAAATGGGTCGGCGTCGGTCGTCTTGAGCATATGAAACTAAACCTCAAGAGGTGGCGCGGATGAGTGGAAAACTTACGATCAAATTCAATCCGCAGGGCTTTTCCGAATGTCTGCAGGGAACAGCCGATTCTGTTCAGGCAGTCGCGGAAGAAATCGCGGCGAGGGCGTCGGGGTACTGTGAAAAAGGCAGTGGCTTCCATGTGGAAATGACGAACGAGGCAAGATATCAGGACAGCGCTTACGGCGTCACTCGACCAGTTGCCAATGTCGTTCCAGACGACGATGAGAGCGCCGCAGAGGAAGCGGAAGATAAGATTCTGGGTAAAGCATTATGATCATCAATAA